TTGAAGCGTTGCCATCACCACCAGAACTATACATTCTTACCTCATTTTTATTACAATCTGAACAATGAAATATTATTCCGTCTCCGTTTTTCTTTGGCATAATTTTTAGTTTATTTTTACTTTTAATTGAGTTCCATTTTTATTAACTGCGTCCGTTGAACCTATTGAAATTAAACCCAATATGTTATCCAATTTTGTGTTTGACGAAAATGAAATCTTATATGTTGTCATTTTATCCAAACTTGTACTACCATCACTTACCAAAGAACCTAAATTGATGTAATCCCCTCTATCACTTGCGTAGTTCGTAGGTGAACCGTTTGTAATGAACTTTACCCCATTGAACTTTAACACCGAATTATCATAGTTTAATTGGAATTGTGTACCTACTATACTTTGAGTTAGGGGTTCTAATGTAATGTATGCATAAATACTATCATCAATTACTTCCGTTAAAATTGATGCATTAATTTCATTACTAATACTCATTGTACTTATTCCATATGGTTTTACACTAGTTGTTGTAACATTATTTGATTTTGGCGTTGTTGAGTGTGATAAGTTTACATCACCTTTCCATACTACTGCTAAGTTTATTGTATCAGTTGATTTACCGGTGTTTATACCAAATTCATACACACTTCCCAATGGTGTTGTAATTGTATTCCAATTAGATTTACCAATAATATCATACGTTGATTGTGGTATAATTCGCATTGTTTTATTCAAATTAAATGTATCCACCAATATTTTAGCACCGGTCAAATTTTGTAGTAATGTAAAACAATCGGCTTCGTTAAATACACCATCTTCATTTACATCCGCATTTTTATATTGAATACCATATACAAATTCATTACCACTTTGATTTCCAAATATACCACCATTGGCCAATTCTTTAAATGCCAAATAAACATCGGATACTGTAACAATATTAGTATACATTTGTGACAAATTGTTGGTAGTTGTTAATGTTATTGATTGTGTTTTATATGAGGTAGTTGATGTATATGAAATATTAGTTCCCGCTTGTATAGCATACCAGCCATCTTGTAATCTCAATGAACTTTGATATTGACTTGTTGTTATTTTATTTGCTACATTTGTTGGTATTAAATATGTTTTCCACCATCCAGTTGTGTCATACACACTAACCTGGCCATCGTAAATATCTAATACTTTAATTGAATTTATACTATTGAATGATGGACTTGTTGAACCAAACATTCGTTCATCTAACATCAATCTATGTCCACCTATGTTTGCTTCATATGGGTTTATAATTACCGATTCCCAATTACTTACTGCTATGATTGCTTTATTTCCTGTTGCAACTTTATTACTATCTAATAGATTTGTTATATTAATCGAACCGGATGAACTTAATGCCGAACCTACTGCAAATGTTGTCGCATTTAGATTTTGATTTAAGTAAAAATTTAGCAATGCTTTCTTTGTTGGATTATTAGGCTTATTGGTTACTTCCTCATTCCAATATGAATATGAATTAGGTGCACTTGGTCTAGACCAATTTACAAAAAGTGCGTCACCACCACCATATTCTTGATATCTAACTACAATTTTATATAGTGTACCTGCAACCATATTTGTTGAACCATATTGATATCCGCTTGCACCATGCCCACCATAGTAAGTTGTTATTATTGTACCATCTACCGATAGGTCACTTGCATCATCCGAATTAACACCAAATCTATAAGTTCCAGTTTCAGTTGGAATAAACCAAAATTCAAATTTAATTGCGTAAAAATCAGCTGCCCAATGTGGTGTTCCAGTTGAACCATCACACATAGTTGCAAGAGTAACTTCTCCGGTATGTGTTATGGTTGTATTTGAATTTGCAGTATTTAATATATTGTTAAATTCGGCTGCGGTATTTGGAAATTGTAGGTATTGATTTGTTACACCTGTTCCGTTATGTGTTTTGTAAGAGGTATAATTAACATACCCCACTCCTGATTGAGAGTAGGTGACGAATGATAATATTATTAAAAGGAATGTAACTAATAATTTCTTCATTATTCAACTATTAGGTTTATTTTGTTTCCCTCTCCATCAACTGCATCAGCTAAAACTGTATAAAATAATCCTGCTGTATTTGTTATAGTTTCTTTTGGAGTAAATGTTAATTTGTATGGTGTACCTGTTTTAATTCTACCTACTTTTGTCTGGTCCATAGAACCGAATGTTAATCTACCATCTCCGTTTGTTGAAAAGTTAGTTACACCTGCCCCGGCATCAAATGAAATATTGTCAAAAGTTAATTTAGTATTGTCGTATTGTAAGATTACTTCTAAACCCGCCAATCCTTCTTTTGTCAATGTTCCTGTCAATACCACCTTACCATTTGCAATTGTTGAATTTAGTCCCAATGTTGCTTTTTCTACAATTGGCGTATATGCCATTGATTGAACTGCGAATGATTTTATAGTTTGTGTATTTGGGTTAATTGAATTTGCATAATTACCACTACTAATTCTACTTGCAATTTCAGTTGGGTCAGATGAATGTGACCAATCTAAATCTCCACCCCAAGCATAAACCATATCTATTGTTTGATTTGAAGCAGTTACTTTTGTTTTATAAGTAGGAATACCATCTAACCAACTTTGATTTAATAACCCACTAAACCATTTGAATTGCCCACCATTTGTACTCAATGGAATCCATGCACTATCTTTTACATTAGCAATACCCATTACATATGCAAACATATTGTAAGAATCACTTTCACTAAATGTAGTTTTACTTTTTGTAATTAAACCTATATTCTTTTCTAATACAGGTCTTGTAAAATAAGTTTTTACACCTGCAATATCAGTTTGTGAAATACCTAAGAATGCTTTGTATGCATCCGATACCGTTATAATGTTATCCATAAAAGTTTTTCCACTTGCACCATATACCCAAGCCGCTAAACTATCACCTACTTTGATACCTGATGTGAATATTGCTTCACCACTTGCATCCAATGTTTTACTTGTTATTGGTGTTACATTCCAATCAATAGTTCCATCAGATTTAATTGGAAACAATGCAACCGTATGTGATGTGATATCATATCCATTGGGAAATAGAACTCTTACTTTGAATTGAGATGTATTTCCGGTTACATTTGATAATGATATTGTACCTGGATCGGTTGTAATTGGGGTAATATAGACACTTGATGCATCGATACTATATGATAAGTCTAATTTGTGAATATCGGTATATACACCTAAATCTTTAATTACATATTTTTGAGTTGCGATATCACCATTTATAGATGCATCGGTTCTTTGAATAGTCAATTGCCCTACATTCCAATCTGTATTTGTTGCATAAGCCCAAGGAGATATTAAATATTGTGCATATAAATCTTTAGCAGTAATACTATTTGCTGTACTTGTTGTAAATTTGTATGATGCCCAACTTGTGTAATATGTTTGTACCGATGTTCCTTGTGAGAATGTGGTTGAAACATATGCCAATGCTTTATTGTTGAATTGATACCTCAACCAAAAATATCTTGGTGTAGTTGTACCTTTTGCAACTGTATATTTTACTGAAATTGTGTCACCAACTTTTAATCCCGTTGTAGGAGTTACTGATTGGTTGATTGTTAATTGCGCGTTTACTGCCAATGTTAATAGGGATAGTATAATTATCCCTAACGTCATAAAGAATTTTTTCATCTTATTTCTCCTCAAATAGTTTGGTGATTAGTTTATCACAACCTTTTTTAAGTGCATTACTTAAACTTGTTTGATTAAAACCACCACCTTCACCTATAATCAATGTACTCATTGATATTTCTGAGGAGGATTCTTCTACTATAACTACTTTGTCTTTTTTCCCTTCGGATTTAAGAATACCACGTAAACGAATTACAACTTCTTCTTCTCCACTATGAAAAACTGATATGTTCTTTTTTGTTGTAAGAACATCCAAAAATATAATTTGAACTGATACTTTGTTTGGTGCAGATGAAGATAAGTTATATCCTTTATCTTGTAAATATTCTTCTAATATATTCTTAACACCAAACTCTAATTTTCTATTTCCGGCCATTTTGCCAATCTTAACTTCGTTGGTTACCGATTCGATTGTTACTTGTTTATCTGCATCATACCAAATATTTTCTGGTGAATTTTTGAATGTACCATCGATTCTCCACTCAATCCAGTTAACAATATTTCTTGTCATTTCAGTTTTACCCAATATTTCTAAACTGCTCATGAATATTGCAAATGTAATTGCAATGAATACCCATGTAATTGCTAGATATAGAAATCCCAATAAGAATTTTTCACCAATAGTATGGCGTAATTCTAATAACTTTGCTTTCATGTATTTACTCCCTTTATAGTAATAAATATAGAAAACTAGAGTCTAACCTAAATTTTTAATTTTAGTGAAGTTATTAATTTTTTATCAATGCCATATTTTTCACACATACCTTTGATTTGCTCTCTACCCTCTTTAGTTGTATATAGAATGTCTAAATATTCGTTTGCATGCTTTGTTGAACAGGTATATTCTTTAACCATTAGTTCTACTACCCAATCTTCATATTCATTTGCTCTCCTACCTTTGATATATTTTAGATAATACTTCTTAGGTGGAATCATATCACTAAAGAATTTATAAAAATATTCATTAGGTAATGATTGTACATACGGTTGTACTTCGGCTATCCATTCAATCCAATCTGGATTCATTGAGATATATCTTTGAATGATAAAATTACCAAAGGTTTTCTTATCATCGTCTGAAATGTTTTTCCAATAATTTGGGTCTTGATACTCAGTAACAGCTGAGATATGATCGAATAGACCTAATCTCTTTGCTGTTACTTCGTTTGTATCTTTTTTAGTTTTGGCCATTGTCCGGTCTTAGTTCTTTTGGTAATAAATCTTCAAATACTTCACCACATTCAATACATAGATAAATTTCAACCGGAGTGATTTCCTCTTTACCGGTCGTACTTGCTAATGCGCTTGATTTTCTAAAGTGTAATCCTGGTGAGAAAAATTGTCCACCACATTTACATTCCATTGCTGTTGTTTTACTCAAATCAGGTCCTGCTGAACTTTGTCCTAATTTACTTAAATCCATTGGTTGCATACTATATTATTTTATCTGATTACCATTAATAAATCCATCTCTCTGCATAGGAAATACTCTTTATCTCCTAATTTAATTTTCTGTACACTCATTTCGCCCATTGGTAATAATACTTTATCACCTACTTTTACCGTCATTGGTATTTTAGCACCACTATGTGTGTATACCCCGTCACCGGTTGAAACTACAACTGCTATTTTATTATCACCAGTCTTTACTGAATCTGGAATAATAATTCCACCAATTGTTTTTTCTTTTGATTCAATTGATACTAATACTCTGTCACCTAATGGCTTTGCTAATTCAAAATTCTCTTCCATAATTTTTATTTTATAATGTTAATGATTGCGATGATTGTTGCCATAAAACAGATTTCTTTATCTATTACTAACGCATCTCTAAATTGTCCTTGTGCTAATTCTAAGATTACGTTTGCAGTATTTCCCGCTGCATATTCATCTAATCTTTCATATAGTGCGGTATAAAGTTCTGCGAAATCGTTTACTTTATTATCCCCTACTATTTGTCTAATTTGTGTGTATGCATTTCGCTTCTCCTCACCACTCGTTAATAAATCTACAATCTTATTTTTAAAATCAGCTTGTAAGATTGTTTGTTTATCTACTTTCAACTCACCCTTAGATGATTGTAATTGGCAGGTATTCATAACCCTTCTAATATCAGGATAGAAACTACTAATGATATCTGCTACATCTTTAATATCATATCTAATACCCTCTTTATTTAAGATTTCAGTAACATGAACTGCTACTTCTTTTTTAGATGGTGGATTTACCGCAAAAGTTTGACAACGTGATAAAATTGGTTCTATAATTTTTTCATGGTAGTTACACGTTAAGATGAATCTAGTGTGCCTACTGAACGTTTCCATTAAGTTACGAAGTATTGCTTGTGCGTTTGGTGTCATATAATCAAACTCATCTAATATGATAATTTTGAATCCTTTGAAACCTGCCCCACTTGCGAAGTTCTTTACTTTATTTCTTACCGTCTCAACGTTGTTCTCATCTGATGCATTGATAACCATCATATCACATTCAATTGTTTGTGCTATAATTTTAGCCAATGTTGTTTTGCCTGTCCCAGCTTTTCCATATAAAAGTAAATGTGGTACATCATTGTTATCCAAATATGATTGTACTTTCTCTTTAAGAAGGTCATTACCTATATAATCTTTTAGTGTTTGTGGTCTATATTTTTCTACCCACAATGTATTTTCAGTTTTTACTGTTTCTTTCTCAAAGAAGCTCATTTTTAAATATTTTATTATGTTCTAAAATTATATCATCCATTATATTATTGTTTTCAAACATTTGAAAACATTTTTCTCTATTTTTATCACCTGCTTCATTTAATTTAACTAAAAGTTCATTATACTCAGTTTCATTTAAATTACTTATTTTTAATATTTCATTTTGCAATAACCCATTAACAATAGAATACGCCTCATCATTTCTATTGGTGTAATGTGAAAATATTGAATCATAATCTATACCCAATATATCACCAAAATGTTCAAAATTGTGTTTTATACACCAATCAATTATAAATTTAGAACATGCAATAAATGGTTTCCCTAACATTAGGTTATCTACTAATTTTTCAGTAAAATTATTCCATCTATGTGGTTCACCTACATATAAAAAATTCATATTAGATTCAAATAAAATAGTAATATCTGATTGTAATGTATTATTTATAAACTTAAGTCCACCACTATGTGCCGGCGCTACTCCTTTACTAAAAATTTCATTTCCAATATATTTTGAATTTAAGTTATTTACAAAATCAATTTCATCTGGAATTGTAAATGCCATATCTCTTCCACTTGTAGTATGTATATTCTTAACTTCATTAACAATGTTTACATAATACCCATCTACTTTTGTGAAAATATTTTCTTTATTTGATTGAATTAATTTACTTATTAAATCCATTCTTTCTTTTTTAAAGATAAAATTTCTTATAGTTAAATCAAGCCTATATTTTTTAGGATAATTTTTAAAAATTTCACTACCAAACAGATGTTCCATACATTTATGCCTATAAACAAATACCCGCATATTCAACCCAATATCAAAAATTCTATTTGGTAAGTCTTCTTCTATTGAGGTAAACATTGTAACTCTCGTATCATTTCTACATGCCATATTTTCAATTACATTAAATGGCTCAAAGTTTACCGTATTTATTGTAAAATATCTATTATTTGGATTTGAATCTTTTATGTATTTATCATACAAATGATTTTCCCATTGTGTAATTATATGAAATCCAGGTTTTGATAAATCTTCGTTATTTTTTGTTCTAAAAATAGAATTACGTTTAAGCAATTTTTCAAACTCTGCATCAGATGTCATATAATTTAATCCTGCCGGTATAAATGCCCTAGAATTATTTTTTAACATAATACCATTTACTTCATCCGCAAATAATGTATTGTGTAATATAGATTGTATGTACTCTTGTTGAAATTCAGAATGTATGTATATCATATTATTTTCCAGTTGAACCGAATCCACCTTCACCTCGTTCGGTTGATGATAATTCGTTTACTTCTATAAATTGAATAGTTGGATGTGGTATAATCATAAGTTGAAAAATCCTATCACCAACTTTGTAATTATCCAATGCATTATTACTTATTCCTTGAATCTTTTTAAATGTAGCCTGTATTTCACCTCTATATCCACTATCAATTACACCAACTGAATTACTTAAATGTAAATGTGTTTTTCTAATAGATGAACGAGGAAATGCTAATCCTACAAATCCTTCTGGAATTTCTAATGCAATATCAGTTCCATATGTAATAGAATCTAATGTTTCATTTATAATTCTTGTTGCTACTACATCCATCCCAGCATCACCTTCTTTTGCATAGGTTGGGATTACTGCGTTTTCACTTAATTTCTTTATCTTTACTTTCATTGCTATGGTTTATAAAATATAAAAATTGGTTCGTATTTGTATGATGTTCCTTCTAATTTCATAGAGTTCTTAACACCACTCATATCTACACCGGTCATTGGACTCATCGTCATTCTTAACTTACCTTTGTATTCCATGCCTAAACTTGTAAGTACATCAATACTATCTTGTTCTAATGGAAAGAATTTATCTTTACCAATCTTAATGTCGGCGATGTTCCAACAAATGTATCTATCGTTTCGTAAGTATTCAAATGCAGTAGTTAGTGTTGGTTTTAAGAAACCATCTCTCCAACTCTCATATGAATTAAACTTCTTAAACGATTGTGAATCATCATCTGAATATCGCTCTCTGTCAAAGTAAGGTGGTGAAGTGAATACAAAATCTAATTTACCTTTGTATTTTTGGAATCGTTCATCTTCACTTATTATTTCAGAACCAGTTCTAAAAATTTCATAACTATTCTGATGTCCCCAATATGGGTTTGCAACACCAGGTACTTGTGAATTAAAAAACTCTGCCAAGTATTCGTATCTACTTTTTTGTATCTCATCTATATAGTTTTCCGTATTAGGGTCATTTCCTATATAATGTATATTTCTATCACCTACACTTAATGCTCCTAATATTCTACCACCCCAACCAGCCGAAGGGTCGTATATATTAATCACATCTTGTTCTTTAATGTGTTGAGTGAATCTTTCGTATAAATACTTTGCAGTTAATGGTGGAAAGTTTACTGCCGGCTGTGAACCCATACCAATTCTAAATGCAGCAGTTGCTTCAGGAAATATTCTCTGTCCTAACTTATACAATCTGATTTGTATTGGTTGCTTTGGTAAATCTACTAAGTTATCAATGTTCTCACCCCAATCCGCCGTTTTCAATGATGCAATATGTTTGTATTCTAACACACCATCTTTGTATAATTGTTTTACCTCTTCGGCTGAAATTGGTAAACTTGGTATTCTACTATCCGCCTGTGATAATGCAAATCCCATGCCTTCTGCTTTGTCGCCGCCTTGCCATGCTTTAATCCACTCTAAACCATTTGGTAAAGTTGAATTATGAAACTCTGGATTATCTTTATGTAAGGTTAATGAAAAACGATACATACCATCCTGCCGTGTCAACCTTCTCATTTGTTTAGTGAACTCAGGTAAGTATAAATCATCTGTGAATATATCATAGATAGATGGTTTTGGTTTGTCATATGTTGCACCACCAATACCAGTCTTATACATTGCCGGAAAGAATTGATTTACGGGAGTAGCGAATTTGTTGAAGTTAAAGATGACTTCGTTTCCGTCATCATCCTTTTCTTCAAACTTACTTATTCTATAACCTTGTAGTTTAGAAAAGTTCTCAATGATATCTGCTTCATTCAATCCTAACTTTGGAGGAGCATTGGTAGCATCCCATTGGTCAACCGCAGTTTTCCGGAACATTGCTACCCATGCTTCAAAGTCGGGAAATGACATCTCTAATACTTGTTCGTATTTAAGATTTACATGTTCATCGTAGAACCAATCACTTCTCTCGTAAAAATATTTCTTTTCGTAATTCATTATGCCGATAATTGTACCTCTACTAAATAATACTTACAAACGAAATCATCAATGATGAAACTAATGTGAGCTAATCCTTTAGAAGATACTAACAATTTAGCAGATGTTGCTTCTTTATTTGCAGTTAAAATCTCTTTCAAATACTTTGCAGAGAATGAAATTGCTTTAACATCACTTGCATAGTTTTCTACTGCTTTGAATGTAATTCTGTTTGAGTTTACATTTGAGTAACCCATAACAATATTCAAATTACCTTTCTCAGTTAATACTGTAAATGTATCAACATCACTCAATGCGTTTTTAGCTTTGATGAATTTGTCGATAAACTTACCATCTAAATCGATTTCAATATCAAATGGTGGTAATTGTTTTAGTTCAGGTACATTTGGGATAACACTCAAATCTGCTAATTGATAAGCCGCTTTGATATCATCACTACCTAAACTTAATGCGATTGATTTATCCTCAACCTTTTGAACTTCTAAATTAACATCATCACCTAATACTGATAACATTTTGTTTAGATTAGAAGTCGTATAGATACCTAACTCTGCAGTTTCAAAGTTAAAGTTATCTAAAATGATTTCCCCTAATACGGTTTTGTCATCGGCAATAAACTTTGTTGATAATTTTTGACCATCGGTATTCCATGTAACCGATTCAACTAATCCTGCTAAGTTATACTTAGAGATAAAGCGTGTAATTCTTGTTTTGTTCATTTTTTTATGTTTTATTATATAATAAAGATACGATTTTATTTTGAATCTACCAAATTTTTAGAAGGAAAAGAATTCCTCTAATTTCTTTGAACTGAATGATGATTTTTCCCAACCCAATGCCTTATAGAAATCATCCATTTTGTTCTCTAATTCTGCTTCAAATATCTTATCCACATCAATATATTTCTTAATGAAATCTAATATCTCAGGTGGATCTTGATACCCTTTGAATGCTGCGGTTTCTAAACTTAATGGATTTTGTTTTAAATATACCCACTTAATCTTATCACCGTTTTTCATTGGTTCAAATTTGAAAGGACAATTAAAGTGTTTAAGTAATCGGTTATATGTGATACCTGCTTTAATATGTGCTGGTGTACCTTTCTCAAAGTCTCCTAATTGTTTATTTTTTCCACCCTTATCATATTTACTAATTTCCTTTACTGCTCCACCTTTTGCTATAAGCGCAACATCTAACCCAGCTAATGATAATTTGAAATCTCTTAATTCAACATCCACACTTTCATTTGATTTACCTTGTAATATATCTCTTAATATTCTTGCCATAAAATCTTGGAATGCTTTTGGGAATGATGAACGAACTACATCTAATCCTTTCACGTCTAATTTATCCATTGGTAATCCGTTTGCGGCAACTATCCATTGTGCATATCGTTTCTTTGCAATCCATATACCCGCTTTACTAATATACTCTTTTTTAATTTGGAATCTATGTTTCTTTATATTAAAGAACTTATCTGCCATCATATCATAGAACTTATTAAGAAAATCCTGTACCTCACCTGCTATCTCATCAATCTTTGCTGTCATAGTCGTATCATCAAACTCTGCCCAATTGGGGAATCTATGTTTAACTAATGGTAATGCTGAAAAGAATACTGAATCCGTATCAATGTAAATGTTATGGTCTTCATTTGTTCCCAACTCTTTGTTGTACTTAATGTTTACCATCTTTGCCGTATTCTTAATTACCGTTTGCCCCGTTGTAGTTACTGCTGCTGCATTATCCACATCATAAAAGCGAAACGCTGGTAATCCCAATACCCCATATAAAGAGTTAAGTAAAATCTTTTGAACCAATTGTCTTTTAGCATAAAACGCATGCTTTGCATTATCACCTTCTTCACCATATTTTTTCTCTAACTTACGGAACTCAACCCTTTGTTGAAACCATTCATCTAATATATCTGCAATTAATCCAACTTTATCTTGTGTGTATAATACCCCATTGGATGATATAGATAGATTTTCCTCAGTTAATTCTTTTCTAAGTTCTTCTGTTGTATAATTAAGTGCAGTATGTTCTATATTCCATACTCTATAATCACCTTTAACGAATGCTTCTGCATCAAAGTTTGCAATCTTACCCACCTTTGTTTCCGGACTGATATTCAAACTCATAATAATACATGGATATAGTGATGTTAAATCCAAATCATATAACCAATCGTACTTACCTGGTATCGGGTCTTTTACATATGCTCCAATGAAACCCTGTTCACCACTCTCTTTTAGCGCTTCCATTTGTTCCCTTCTATCTGAAGGTTTGTTTGGTGCTACTAAGTTTCTTTTCTTTAAATAATTCAAACACGCTCCCTCTAAATACTTTGATGAATATATGTAATCCTCATATGGAACATGACCGGCGTGGCAGATACCTCTACATAAATCAATGAATTGTAGTTTCCTATCCATTTCAACCACTAATTCCACATCCACAATATTATATTCAATAAATTTTTCTAAATCATCTCTGAATAAATCATCTAAACTACCAACATATTCAATTTTCTCTCTGCCCAATTCTTTCTTTGCGATATAGTTCAATGTGTATGATGGTGATAATCCGTAGTTATAATTTTTATATAATGTAATGTAATCTAATACACTTACCCCCGCAAATGTCCATTTCTTTCTATAAGGTGAATAGAACCCATCTCTAATTGGTGATAATCTATATGCGTTTTGCTTACCTAATACATTAACTAAACGATTAAATAAATACGGAATATCAAATGAATCAATATTCCATCCTGTTAAAATTGAAGGATTGATATGTTCATATACTGTTAAGAATGCATTAAGTAATTCTCTCTCACTCTTAAACGCTTTAATGATACGATTATCTTTTTTGATTGTATTTTGTAATTTACCTTCCTTATCTAATACCAATGCATAGTAAGTATCAGTCGGTCCATCATGTAGTGCGATTGCTGTAATTTCATTCTCTGCCTTTTCTACATCCGGTAGTCCAGTTTCCATTTCTACCTCAATATCAAAAGTAAGAACAACATGTCCTTCCGATGGTAAATCACTTTCTGAATATAAATCAATTAAAACTCTGGTTGTTTCGGGTACATCCGTTTCATAATATGCCGGATCATCCTTTTGGAAGTCATAGATTTTAGTAACCTTTGTTCCATCTAATGCGGTTGATTGACCTCTCTCTGCCGGAGCATATGCGTAGTTAAATGTTTTATACGGCATTGTCATATAGCCCGTATGATCGTCCCACAAGTGAACTAAATCCTTTCCTTTTTGGAGATAAATATTTTGATACATATGTTATAAAGATACAACAAATTATCCTAACTACAAAATTATTTAATCTTTAATTTGAATTTCTTTCCAGATGGGATTGAGTATACTGCAAAAATAGGCGTTACTCTAAATTGTAAATCTCTCATTCTATTGGTATACGCTTGCCATCGTTGTCTTTGTAAATAAGCGATGGTCATATGTGGTCTATAATCTGTAAATTCGTTTGAGTTTGGTAGTTTACTTAATAGTTGATGTGCCTTTTCTAGGCCATCTCCTTCGGCATCCATTTTTAATACATCATAGTTATCACTTTCAAAAACTGAAACATTATTTAATTGTATATCACCAAAATGAACCCTATCTAATAATTGTTGAACTATTTGTGGAGTGACATTTGAATGTAATCCGTATAATAAAGTAACATGTGGTTCCGTTTCTTTTCCAAACTTACCACTACCATCATCGTAAATATCTTTATCATCTATTATTGAAGACATTTGAGTTTCATCAAAGTCAAAATATAACATTACACATCCATACTCATATGGCCCGCTTTCAATCTCTTTTAAAATCTTTCTTAATTTTATCACGATACTTTAAAATCTTCTTTTAACTTTTGTAAAAATAATTGAATACCTTTGTTGTGATTTTTTTTCCAATCGTTTGCATCACCATTATCCGAAATAAATTTATATGATGTAAAATCAAATCCATAAATCTTACATACTTTTGCAATTGAATACGCTTCCATATCACATATAGAACGTTTTGTATTACTTTGAAATGTATCGGTAGTAAAACATACATCACTATTGCCAAATATTAAAGTGCCGGATTCTAATTTAGGATAAATTAAGTCATCAAATGGAGTAATATATTTTTTTGCAAATTGTTTAGTATCTATATCACCTTGTTGGAATTGTAAGCATTTAATAAGTTCACCAATTTTATAATCACACGAACCGGCTGAACCATAGTTAATAACAATAGTTTCAGATGGTGATAAATCTTTTAATATCTCAGTTGCTTTTATTGCTGCATTTACTTTACCAACACCGGTGTATATAACATCAACCCCCATTGGTTCTAGTCCCTTTGGGAATTCAGATGGTAACGCCACGAATAATTTAATTCTCATACTCATAAATATAACAAATTTGCTGTAAGGGATGGATTCGAACCACCACAGGGAGATTTGAGAAGTAACATAATCGCTTGCAAGCTGGTGGTCAACCCCATATTACTTTTCTATTTCTTAATCCCTACCCTCGAGACGAGAGGGCGTGTATGCCACAGATTAGGAATACTATTCCTTTTCTTATTTCACCACCTTACAATTTAATCTCATTTCTATCCAACGATATGTTCTTACAAAATCTGATATCGTGATTACTCAATGTCCAAATTTCACCATCATCCATTGCGCAGGTGAATAGTAAATTGTGTTCTTGTGAATAATCGATTACCAAAAATGCGTACCCTTCCATCTTATCACTTACTCTAATAATAGGAATCATTGGGTTCAATTGTAGTATCATACCAATAAATATAAACTCTTTGAACTAACTCACTGGAAACCTTATAATTGAATTTAATCAACTTATGGGTTAAGCACTCCTCTTATGTTAGTTCATCGTGCTCCAAGTTTGCGGAAGCGGTAGGATTCGAACCCACGATACGTTTTCACGTATGCTGCATTTCAAGTGCAGTCTCGTCAACCGCTTGAGTACGCTTCCTATTCTACTAATAGATATGTGTTTCTTCGTTTCTGAAATCACTTGTATCTAATTCAAATTTATTTTGTCTTATTCTAGCTTCCTCCGCTGCTTTATACCATCTAATCCAAGTTAGAGATGCATCAACCGGTGCCAATACCCATGCCATAACTAATACCATAATGGCATCTAGTTCAGGAGAACCACCGGTAGGGTCATTTGAATATCTTTTGTCTAAGTTTTTAAATAACTGATAGAAACAATAAATAACACAAATTACATAATAACTAACGAACATAACTTTCTTTTTTAGGTTTTATTGAAATTTTTATACTTTCTTCTTTGATATGAGGATTTACTTTTATAGTTGTTGCGCCACTTTTTTTGTCGTGCATAAACACATAACCATGTACTTCTTTACCTATTAATTTTGTAATATTTTCTTTTGTAATCTCCATTGTTCATTAAATATACAAAAAATAAATTATACTACCAAATTTAATAAAGTATTTGTGGGAAAGTCTGGGTTCGAACCAGAGACCTAATGATTATGAGTCATTTGCTCTAACCAACTGAGCTACATTCCCAAAATAAAATAAGCAGGTGTGGAATCACCTACTTATATAGTGAATGAGAAACCTATGAATCTCTTGCGGCTATATCACCAAAGCCCATGTGGAGAATGAGGGAGTCGAACCCACGACCTCTTGAATGCAAATCAAGCGCTCTAGCCAACTGAGCTAATTCCCCATTTAATGTAACGGCTGTACTGTTAAACTGTCTTTTCACTACCTTTATCGTAGTGTTTCGTTTTCTTCATACTTAGCGTCCGTCCAGTCATTCTTACGAATCGTTACATTGTGCCTCAGGCGGGAATCGAACCCGCACTACCGTTGCTGATAACAAGATTAACACCGTGACGAATAGAAACTTGTGTTAAGTCTTGCGTGTCTACCAATTTCACCACCAAGGCAATTGTGAACGGGATAGGGTTCGAACCTATGACATTCAGATTAGAAATCTGACGCTCTATCCAACTGAGCTACCCATCCTACTGCGGTCCGTAGGGGTTACGCTCCCCTCACACTAGCGTGACAAGCTAGGATTATACTAATTAACTAACAGACCATTTGAGCCAGAGACCGGGATCGAACCGATGACATCCTCATTACAAGTGAGGTGCTCTACCAACTGAGCTACTCGGGCAATTTAGAAGGTCACCGATTACACCTTCAATGGAGAGTTATTTAATGTCATTTTGTCTAATTACTCATTTCTAAGCCATAGTCGCAGGATCTCTCTTAACTGACGAACCCGATTCGGTTTTAAGTGTACTCGGTACGGGAATCAAACCCGTCTTTCCAGGATGAAAACCTGATGACCTAATCGATAGTCGAACCGAGCGTTTATTTGTGGTTATACTTAAAGATACATAAAAATTTCCTATATACCAAAAAATTACCCTCAAAAAAATTTTCGGACTTTACTAAAAAGTCAAAAAATCTACATTTTAACCAAATGGTCGGCTGCATACGTTGCAATCGGTCCTAATGATTTATATCTAACTTGGTAACCCATACCTTCTACCAATCCTACTGCTTGTCTGAATACTTCGTTAGATTTGAATTTTGGGTCTGGATTTATATCTATATCAATCCATTTAGGTTTTGGTAATCCATTTTCTTTTAGATACTCCGCCACTTCAATTGCAAACCACACTTCATTCAATAATCTAGCTGAACGAGTATATTCTCTTTCAGTTTTCCATCTTCTATATAAAACATGTGCACCCTTTCCTTTCGTATATAAAGCTACTACAATTGCATAAATAGTTTTATCCGAAAAGTTTTGTGAGTCACAGCCAATAAGTATCTCAATATCTGATTTACCTATTAACCAGTCACTTACATAACTTATTAAATCTAATTCCTCTTTGTCATACAGCTTTTTATATTTCATTTCATATAGTTTGTGCCCATAGAAGGATTCGAACCTTCAATTGTACGGCTTCTAAGACCGTTGCGTATGCCAGTTCCGCCATACGGGCATTAAACCAACCTTTCAATTGGTAGCTCAACTTTAGGTATCGAGTTTGAGAGAACAAGTCTCTTACCATTGCTCATACTCTTTGAGTATAGCTGCGGAAAGTGTGAGATTCGAACTCACGGACCTTTTGGATCGGCAATTTAGTAAATTGCTGGTTTAAACCCCTCACCCAACTTTCCTTTGGGGTGTAAGGACGGTATCGAACCGTCTTATCTAGCTCCACA